AGAACTAACCGCCCTGACTGGATGGAAACATCTGGTCCATATATTGGTAAGATTGTAAATCATCTAGACAGCGAGTACATGGGTGCGATTGAAGTTGAAATACTTAAATTAAATGATGCAGGCAATCCCGAAGGCGGAAGCGGATATTTAATGCCTTGTTATTATGTAAGCCCTTTTTATGGTGTAACTCCGCGTGACGGTGTAAAGCCTAATCCTGGGTTTGATAATACACAAAAAAGTTACGGCATGTGGGCTATTCCACCAGATGTTGGCACAAAAGTAGTTGTGCTTGCAATGGAAGAAAGTTATGGATTCGGTTATTGGATTGGATGTGTTCAAGACAAGTATATGAATTTTATGGTACCAGGAAGAGCCTCTACAACATACAATGCTGAAGATAACACTTCGCCTAAACCAGTTGGTGAATATAATAAATCACTCGAAGATGCTACAGGCAGAGACCCAACAAAATATATTAAGCCTTGTGATATGGATACCTGCAATGTCTTAGACACCCAAGGGTTATCAAGTGACACTACTAGAGGAACTACAACTACTAGTGCAAGACGTGAAGTTCCTAGTATGGTATTTGGATGGAGTACGCCTGGACCTGCTGATAGACGACAAGGTAAACCCACTGCAAATTACGGAGAGAATTTTGGCAGGAGTCAAGTGCCCTTTAACAGATTAGGCGGATCAACATTTGTAATGGACGACGGAGATCCAATGTTGCTTAGAAAAACGCCTTCAAGCGGTTTAAAAGCAGGCCCACCTGAATATGCAAGTGTTGAAAAAGATGAGGTAGGTGATGTAACGTTACCACATAATGAGCTCACAAGATGGCGCACTAGAACAGGCCATCAAATTCTTATGCATAATACTGAAGATTTAATTTACATAGGAAATGCAAAAGGCTCAACTTGGATAGAAATGACTGCTGAAGGGAAAATAGATATCTTTGCAAATGATAGTGTCAGTGTACATACTAAGAACGATCTTAACATTACAGCAGATAGAGATATAATTATGACAGCAGGAAGGAACATAAGTTTGAAAGCCGGCAAAGATGGTAGAATCACAGCAGGCGAAGGCACTCATATTAGTTCTAAAACACATACAGAAACAGCACCAGACGGAATAAACATGAATGGACCTGCTGCTAAAACAGCAGATATGCCAATGCGTACACCACAACACGAACCGTGGTTATCACATGAGAACTTAAATCCTAGCGAATTTACATCAACGAAAACAGATGCTGATCCCGAAGCTGGAAACACAGTAGATGAAACAGGAAATAATTTCAAAGCAGAATACAAAAAGGTAGCAGATACATTCCGTAAAGGAAGGTAAGGTAAATACGTTATGAGCAATTTAGAAAAACAACTTTATAAACAAATAAGGGTAAAAAACAAAAAAAGTGTGAATGCAGAAATTCCTGGATCACGTACTTATAGAGGAATAAGCACTGTAAATGAAGGCAACTCCTCTAAGGTTTTATATGACCTTTCGCTTATAAAACAAGATATTTTAAATCATTTTCATATTAGGCAAGGAGAGAAACTAAGCGATCCTGAATTTGGGACAATTATATGGGACGCTCTATTCGAACCTTTTACTGGTGATATGAAAAATGCAATTATTGATAATGTGTCCAATATTGTTAATTATGATCCAAGAGTAAAAGTAAATAACATAACAGTAGACCAGTATGAAAGCGGCCTGCAAATAGAGGTTAGTCTTGTCTATCTTCCTTATAATATTTCAGAAAACATGAAATTAACATTTGACCAAAATGCAGGCTTTTTGAATACATAATAATATACGTACATTACTCAATTAGCTAAATACGTTATAGAAGGAAGAAATATGTCATCAACAGATAGACAAAATAGATTATTAGTAGCTGAGGACTGGAAACGCATATACCAGTCTTATAAAAATGCTGATTTTCAAAGTTATGATTTCGACAATTTACGTCGAACAATGATCTCTTATCTTAGAGAAAATTATCCTGAAGATTTCAATGATTATATAGACAGTTCTGAATACCTTGCAATTATTGATCTAATTGCATTTTTAGGACAAAACTTAGCATTTAGAGTTGACTTAAATGCAAGAGAAAACTTTTTAGAAACTGCTGAGCGCAGAGAGAGCGTATTACGTTTAGCACGTTTGCTTTCATATAATCCAAAAAGAAATATTGCAGCTAACGGTTTGCTTAAAATAGAAAGTGTTAGTACAACCGAAACACTATTCGATAGTAACAATATAAATTTAGAAAATCAAACAGTTTTGTGGAACGATCCTTCTAACCCAGACTGGAACGAACAATTTACAAAAGTTTTAAATGCAGCTTTACCTGTAAATGGTACTTTTGGAAGACCTGTAAAAAAAGAAACTGTAAACGGTATTCCTACACAGCAATATAGATTAAATTCTACAAACGCAGACGTTCCTGCTTTTAGTTTTTCAAAAGCAGTAGACGGTTCAACTACAAGATTTGAAGTAGTATCTACAGACATTGATGCAGGTACAATATTAGAAGAAGCACCGTTTCCAGGAAATAATTTTGCATTTTTGTATAGAGACGATGGCCGTGGGCCTGCAAGTAGCAACACAGGATTTTTCTGCCACTTTAGACAAGGTACTTTAGATCAAGGCACCTTTAATGTTTCTAATCCTAGTTCTAATCAGACAGTAGCAGTTGATGCAACAAATGTAAACAATACAGATTTATGGCTTTACAAATTAGACAGCATAGGAAATGAAATTGAACAATGGACAAAAGTAGAAGCAACCGAAGGTAATAATGTTATCTATAATAGTTTGTCAAAAAATATAAGAAATATTTTTAGCGTACTGACTAGAATAGATGATAGAGTAAGTTTAATATTTTCAGACGGTGTGTTTGGAAATTTACCGCAAGGTAATTTTAGAGTTTATTATCGAACAAGTAAAAATGCAAGAATTGTAGTTGATCCTAAAGATATGCGTGGAATTAGTATTGATATTCCTTATGCATCAAAGTCTGGAAAAATTGAAAACATAAGCATTACGTATAGCCTGCAAGATACTATTGACAATGCATCTGTATCAGAAACTAATGCAAACATAAGGCAAAGAGCGCCTGCTACTTATTATACACAAAATAGACTAGTCACTGGCGAAGATTATCAAATTGGACCATTAGGTGTAAGTCAAGAAATTATAAAAACTAAATCTGTCAATAGAATTGCAAGCGGAATAAGTAGATATTTTGATTTATTAGATGCTACCGGCAAGTATAGTAAAACTAACTTATTTGGTACAGACGGTATAATATACAAAGAATTTATTACAAATAAAAACAAGTTTACTTTCTTAACACAAATAGATGTTTCTGGTGTAATTTTAAATAATATTGAACCTATATTAGCAAGCAAAGCAATGCGAAACTATTATTTTGTAAAGTATCCTAAAGTTGACACAGACGATCTAAATATAACTTGGGTAAAATCAACTGATGAAACAAATATTAGCACAGGTTATTTACAAAATGTAAATGGTATAAAACAGTTGCTTGGTACATTCACAACTAGTATTCTAAAACTTATTAGACCAGGGACAAGTTTAAAATTTATTGCACCTGCCGGAAAACATTTTATGCCAGACGGAACACTTATGAACGGAGAAGCTAACCATTTAAATTCTCGTACATATAAATGGGTTAAGGTTATAAGTGTAGAAGGAAACGGAACTGTTATAGGTGAAAATGGTTCAGGACCAATTGCTTTTAACGATATTATACCTAGCACTGCAAAACTTGTAGAAATAAAACCTTTCCTAGCACAAAGTTTAGAGTCAGACGTCAAAACGCAAATTATAGATCAAATATTTTCGTACAAAACATTCGGACTACGCTTTGATGTAAATTTAGGGCAATGGCGAGTTATTACTGAAAACAATTTAAATGCAACAGGTTCCTTCAACACAGGTAAAACTGGTGATAATACAAACCAACAACTAGACGCAAGTTGGTTGCTTAAATTCACAAATGACGGCGAGACATATACTATTGAGTCAAAAGCAAGTAGGTACGTGTTTGAGAGTGATCAAGAAATAAGATTCTATTTTGACAGTAGTGATAAGATTTACAATAGTCTTACAGGAAAAATTGTAAAAGATAAAATTACAGTTCTAAATAACAATAATAAACCAGATAGTGTTAATAGTTTCACTGTTGATATGGATTTTGAAATTACAGCAGAATATAGGGATGCCGAAGGCTATGTTAATAGTAAAAAAGTAGAAGTTACATTTTTTGATGAAGATGACGACGGTGTAGTAGATGATCCGGAAATCTTTGATGTAATTGTAGATCAAGATATAAATCCTCTTCTTAAATATGTATTCCAAAAAAAGATTACTACTACTGATGGGGTAGATGACTATAACTATGTTGATAATGCAGTAGAAAACATTGTTGTAAAACAAGACGAAGAGTCAGTCGGAGCATTAAGTGTTTACACAGATGCACAAATATTTTATCTAGTAGACAGTGACATATTTAAGCAGTATGATTCTACACTAGGCACATTACAATTAATCACAAACTATAAGGCTCATACTGGTAGAGACAAGATTAAGTTTCAATATGTACATGCAGCAGATGATAACACACGTATTGACCCAAGTTCAAGTAATATAATAGATACATATTTGTTGACTAGGTCATATGATACAAAATTTAGACAATATATTGATAACACTATCACAGTTAAGCCGCTGGCGCCTTCGAGCGATAACTTATTCCAATCTTACGGAACTGAAATTAATAAAATAAAATCATTAAGTGATGAAGTTATATACCATCCGGTAAAATATAAAATATTATTTGGTAATAAGTCTAGTTTAGATTTACAAGCATCTTTTAAAATTGTAAAGAATCCAGATCTAGTGTTAAATGATAACGATATAAAAAGTAGAGTAATTAGTGCTATCAACCAATTCTTTGCATTAGAGAATTGGGAGTTTGGCGAAACTTTTTACTTTAGTGAATTATCAACATATGTGATGAATGAATTATCACCTGATATTGTTACATTTATAATTGTACCAACACAAGCAACACAAAACTTTGGTTCTTTATATGAAATTAAATCAGAAGTAGACGAAGTGTTTATAAGTGGTGCAACAGTTGATAATTTAGATATAATAGATGCAATTACAGCAACTAAAATAAGTGCAGCAGGTACAATTACTGAAAACAGAACAACAACAAATACAGGTATTCAAAGCTCTACGTTAAACACATCTTATACAAGCAGTAGTAGCAGTAGCAGTAGCAGTAGCAGTAGCAGTAGCAGTAGCAGTAGCGGAGGTAGTAGTTACTAATGTCTTACGATAACGACCAATCTGAATCACCACTTCCAGGCGGTAATGATAACATTAGAAGAAAAAGTGAAGATCATTTACCTAGGTATTTTAGAACACCTCACAATAAAAAATTCTTATCAAGTACATTAGATCAACTTATTCAACCAGGTGTTGCAGAAAAATTAAATGGATATCTTGGACGAAAAGTAAGTAAAGCATTTACTGCGGAAGATAATTATATAGGTGGTGTAACCGCTGACAGAGAAAACTATCAATTTGAACCATCTGCGGTTATAAAAGATGAACTAGGTAATGTTACATATTTTAAAGATTACAATGATTATATTAATACAGTCGGAAATTTAGGCGGATCAATAAACAATCATAGTAGATTAAATGCACAAGAAGATTATGCATGGAATCCTCATGTTGATTGGGATAAACTTACAAACTATAGAGAATATTATTGGTTACCCAACGGACCAGACCTACTTACTCTTGCAGGCCAAACAAAAGAGATAGTAAGTACATATTCTATTGGATTAGGAGAAAATGGCGACAATGTGACTTACGTATTTTCGCCTGATGGATTAACAAATAATCCAACTATTAAGTTATATAGAGGCCAAAAGTATAGATTTAGTATAGATACTCCGAATCACCCTTTAGCATTTGCTACAAAGAAAAGTTTTACGCCAGGCGAAGCAGTTATTGTAGAAACTACAGATGGTGTGCGTAGCTCAGGTGTTTTTGATGTTGTGTTATACGATCAAGATGGCACAGCATATGATGCAGGCGGATTTATCGTAGATCCTGTATCTCAAGCAGAAACACTAGCTTCGGTGCAATTTGGCGAAGCGACTAACACATCATTGATATATAGCACAGGTGTAACAAAAACTGATGAAGACGGTAATACAGTAACCACAGTATACATTGAAAAAGGAATAATAGAATTTACAATTCCAGACACTGCACCTGACTCACTATATTATATCTCAAAAAATGATCCTAATGTATCAGGATATATGCAGATTTTTGATATAGAAGAAAATACAGCAATAGATGTTGCGGCTGAAATTTTAGGTAAAAAAACTTATACTACTAGTAGCGGTTATGATCTATCAAACGGAATGAAAGTAGAATTTGCAGGTGAAGTGACTCCTGTAAAATATAAAACAGGCCAATGGTATGTAGAAGGTGTTGGCGATCGAATACAAATAGTCCAACAAGAAGATTTGACCGTAAGTGGAACTTTTACAGATGACGTAGTAGTACAGTTTGATGCCCAGGGATTTGATTTTTATCCATTTAGTAATGCCTTAGGATATCCTAGTAAAAAAGATTATATCGTTGTTAATCGTGCAAGTCCTGATGGAAACTTGTGGAGTAGATATAATAGATGGTTTCATAAATCTGTAATTGAAACCAGTAGTAAGTTTAGTAATAATCCTTCTACTTTATTAGAAGATTCTCGTGCAAATAGACCGATTATTGAATTTGAAAAGGGTTTAAAATTATTTAACTTTGGTACTAAGTCAAAAGTAGATGTTGACTTAGTCGATACGTTTACAACTGATATATTTTCTACTATAGAAGGTAGTGCTGGTTATAATGTTGACGGTGTAAATTTAACAAATGGTATGCGTGTTTTGTTCACTGCTGATAATGATAATTTAGTGAGCGGCAAAATATATAAAATAAGTTTTATAAGATTTAAGAATAATACACAAATATCACTTGTAGAAGAAACTGACACAACTCCTGTTGTGAATGAAAATGTTTTTGTAAAATTTGGTAATACCAATGGTGGTAAGTTTTATAGTTACAACGGAACATCTTGGAATGCAAGCCAACAAAAAACTGCTATTAATCAACAGCCATTATTTGACATGTTTGATAAAAACGGAAATGCGTTTAGCAATACTGTTAACTTTAATTCTACAACTTTTGCAGGAAATAAAATATTTTCGTATAAAGTTGGAACAGGAACAAACGACACTGAATTAGGATTTCCATTATCATATAGAAATATTACAAATACTGGCGACATCACATTTAACTTTGATTTGACAAGTGATGAATTTACCTATCAAATAGGTACAGTATTATATACAACAAAAACTGATACAGGATTTTTAAGAAAATATACAGAAATTGATGCTTTTACCTACGTAAACGGATGGCTTAAAACTAGCAAATTAAGTAACCAGCCAGTTATACGGCAATACATATATGACAACACAACTGATGATTTTTATATTGATGTCTACGATGATGTAGATTATATAAATGATTTATGGTTAAGAGTATACTTAAATAATAAATTACAATTTATCAATACAGATTATACTATTAATTCTAATGCAAACGGTCTATCTTATATAACATTTACAAGTAGTTTAAACATAGATGATGTTATTGTACTTAAAACACGGAGCAAATATAATAAAAATACAAATGGCTATTATGAAATTGCTAAGAACTTAGAAAGAAATCCGTTAAATGAAAATGTAACTGAATTTACATTAGGCGAAGTAAATGATCATGTTTCTACTATAGTTGAAGAAGTTAGTAATTTTGATGGTACTTTTCCCGGCCCGAGTAATTTACGAGACATGGGAGATATAAGTTTATACGGGAAAAAGTTTTTAAAACACAGTGGTCCTATAAACTTAGCAACTTATCATCTAGTTGATAAAAATGCTAACATAATACAATCTATCAGACATTCGAGAAGAGAATACGGAAAATATAAAAGACAATTTTTATCAACAGCTAATACTTTAGGTTTTGAAGGACCGGTAAAAGAACATGTAGATATGATCCTTAAAGAAATGAATAAGGATAAAACATCTAGTATGCCGTTTTATTTTAGCGATATGGTACCACAAGGCGGATCAATAAAAACATCGCATACTGTTTTAGATGTAAATGAAAGATATTTTCCTTTAAGTGCAACATTCTCAATGTCAACTTTAAGTAGGAAAGCTGTAAATGTTTACTTGAATGGTTCGCAACTTACGCACAATAAAGATTATACGTTTAATTCTGAAGGCTTTGCTGACGTAACTATCACTAAGTCTGTAAATGATGTAATTGATATTTATGAATACGACAGTACTAATGCTAGTTACATGCCACCAACACCAACAAAGTTAGGTTTGTATCCTGCGTTTCAGCCAAAAATTTATACTGACAACACTCCTATTACTCCTGTCACAGTAATTGAAGGACACGACGGAAGCAAGTTTGTAGGATTTAATGATTTTAGAGATAACTTACTACTTGAATTAGAGCTAAGGATTTATAACAATATAAAAATAAATTATAATCCAGATCTTTTGGATATACATAAATTTGTACCAGGGTTGCATAGAGAAACGTCATTTACAAGAAAAGAAGTTAACTATTCGATGACAGCAGATTTCATCCAATGGAATCAATTAGTAGACGGCGATTACGTTAATAATACATATTTTGACAGGAATAATCCATTAACATATAATTATTCTAAATCAAAATATAATAATTCATCAGATAAGTTACCAGGACACTGGCGCCAGGCGTTTATATATGCATTTGATACTGATCGTCCGCATACTAATCCTTGGGAAATGTTAGGCTTTACTATAAAACCTACCTGGTGGGAGACACAATACGGTCCAGCACCTTATACACGCAACAATAAATTATTATGGCAAGATTTAGAACAAGGTATTATTAGGGAACCTAATAAGAATGTAGTTGTAAATAAAAATTATATTAGACCTAATCTACAAAAAAATATACCAGTAGACGATGCAGGAAATATTCTAGATCCAAACTTAGCAGGATTGATTGATAATTTTGATTCATCTAGTGTTACAAATAATTGGATATTTGGTGATGGCGGTCCGGTTGAGTCGGCCTGGCGAAGAAGTTCAGAATATCCATTTAGTTTAATTACTGCTTGGGTACAAAATCAGCCTAACAATATATTTTCGGTTGCATTTGATAGAGCTAGACAAACAAGGAATTTAGCAGGACAAATTATATACGGTGACTCACACATACCTATTAAATTAGAGAATATAGTATTTCCAAATACTATAGAAGATGTAACGCAAATATATACTAGTGGTCTTGTAAATTATGTTGCTAACTATATGACAAGCAACACAATAGAGTCATATACTTCTTACAAGAATAATTTAGTTAACATACGCAATCAAATCGGCAGCAAAATTGCTGGATATTCTGACAAGAAGAAATTTAGATTAATATTAGATTCAAGATCGCCAACCAATGAAGGTAATGTTTTTGTACCTAAAGAAAATTATGATCTAATTTTAAACACAAGTAGTCCTATCAAAACAATAAGTTACAGTGGTGTTATTGTTGAGAAACAAGCTGACGGATACGTGGTTAAAGGTTATGATAATTTTGAACCTAACTTTACATATTACGAAAGAATTGTACAAGCAAATGATCCAATAATTAATGTAGGCGGAATATCTGAATCATATGTAAACTATGATAGTGATAAAACCTATACTGTAGGACAAATTGTAAAAGCATCAAACGCTTTTTATCGAGTCACAACTACACATACAAGTTCTGCAAACTTTGACGCAAGTAATTTTGCAAGTATTCCTGAAGTACCTTTGGTAGGCGGCGCAGTGGCAACTATGCCACGGGTGTTTCAACAAACAACAAGTGTTTTAAATTACGGCGATAAACTTTCTACATTACAAGATGTAATAGATTTTTTATACGGTTATGGAAAATATTTAAATGACCTTGGATTTGTATTTGACGAACTATTGCCAGATTCCAATGAAGTTGCAAACTGGGCAACAAGTTCTAAACAGTTTATGTTTTGGACTACACAAAATTGGGCTGCAGGCACTGTTATTACATTAAGTCCTGGAGCACAAAAATTAAAACTGATGACTGACTATAGTATTGTAGATAATATATACGATACATTTTTTGGATACAGTATTCTAAAAGGCGACGGAAAAAAATTAAACAGTGAATATATTCGTATATCAAAAGGTATAGAAAATGAATGTACAGTTCGTATTGTAAATAGTGCAGACGGTATATTTGCAGTAAGATTTCCGTTAGTTCAAAAAGAGCATGTGCTACTTATTGATAATAAGACAGTGTTCAATGATGTAATTTATGATGCGGCGCCAGGTTATAGACAAGAAAGAATTAAAGTTTTAGGATATAGAACTGATAACTGGAATGGTAGTTTAAATATTCCAGGATTTATATTTGATAATGCTGTTGCATCCGAATGGGAAGCCTGGAAAGATTATTCTATTGGCGACCTTGTAAAACACAAAGAATTTTATTATAGTGCAGATAAGAAAATTTCTGGAACATTACTTTTTGAAGCGTCTAGTTGGAATAGATTAGATCAAAAACCTACACCAGGATTGTTAACAAATTTTGATTATAAAATAAATCAATTTAGTGATTTTTATGATTTAGATAGCGACAATTTTGATACCGAGCAACAGCGTTTAGCACAGCATTTAATTGGATATCAAAAACGTAATTATTTAGAAAATATAATAAATGATGATGTAAGCCAGTATAAATTCTATCAAGGTTTTATATTAGATAAAGGATCAAAAAATTCTTTAACAAAACTATTTGATGCACTTGCGAGTGCTGATCAAGAAAGTTTAGACTTTTTTGAAGAATGGGCAATTAAAGATGGGCAGTACGGAGCGTCAGAAGGTTTTGAAGAAGTTGAGTATTTACTAGATGAAAAACAGTTTAGAAGTGATCCTCAGCCTATTTTACTTACTAACAGCAGTACTGGATTAGAAACTGATTTAGTATATAGAATAAAAGACTATGAAACGTATCTAAAACCCAAAGATTATAATCATGCGCCTTTCCCTACAAAATATATTACAAAAGGTTATACTAAGGATTCTGGTTATGTAAATCCAGAAGATGTTAATACAGTAGTCGGAACATACAACGATATTTTAACAAAATCTTTTAGCGACATTGACAATCAAGATTATGTGTGGGTAGGAAATATAAAAGAAGATTGGTCAGTTCTACAGCATGTACAAAAAGATTACAAAATTGAAAAAGTAGAAACAGGTACAGAAGAATTTACAATTACTGTAAATGCTACTCCATTAGATATTAATACTGGAGACATTTTAGGATTATATAATATACTCATAAAGACATATGCACCTAGTGCATTTGACAGTACTCAAACATTGACACAAACACTTGCACCTATTGAAGGATTTTTTAAAGTAAAATCAGTTGCCTTAAATAAGATTGTTTTAGAAACTTCTAACACAATAGACACAGTAGAAGAATGTGAAGGTAGAATAAGTGCATTTATTCCTGTAAGAGTATCTAATCTTATAGAAGCAAATACACTTGCAGAACAAGAAGTTGCTACTGACGAAAAGTTATGGATTGATAATGATGGTAAAGGCAAATGGAGAGTCATTCAGAATAAAAATAAATTTGATGTTCAACAAGAATTATCTAACGGTGATGCCGGAACAGAAAATAAATTTGGAACTGCAATAGCAGTAGATAGTAGAAATGTTAAACTTGCAGTAGGTGCACCAGACAAAGAAGACGGCAAAGTTTACATATACAATAGAGCAAGTAATTCATTAAATTATACATTATACCAAGTTTTAGAACCTGATGCAAATATTGCAAGTGCAGGACAAAAATTTGGTTACAGTATATCAATGAGCGAAGATGCAAAATATATCATTGTTGGCGCACCGTATGCTTCTAATGTAAAAACTAATTTTAAAAACGGCTTCAATACTACTACAAATTACTCAGCAGGCGATATAGTAAGATTGAATAATAGTTTGTGGTCAGCAGACGAAGATATTTTAGGTGCAGTATCAAACATAAATTTTAGCAGTTTTGATAGTGTTGCACAAATTAATTATACACTTAATAATTATTCTCAAGATGCTACAGAAATACCAGTAATACTTACTGGCGATTATCCTTTCAAGAATATTACAACAGATCACTTTTTACTTAGAGCTCCTAAAAATATGTTTGACGGATCGGGTGTTGGAGATCAAATATATTTAAGATGGAACAGTTTAGCAAATGCAAACCAAACACAATTAAATCTTGTAGACAGGTTACCGTTTGATGGAACAGTGCCTTACATTTCTAAATCATATTTAGAGTCTGAACATACTGTTGCTAAAAAAGTAGATGCAATACTTTATGTTGATGCATCTAATAATATTCCTAATATTGGAGATAAAATAACTACCCAAGGAGCAATAGGTACAGTTGTTTACACTCATAACGAATCTGCTCAGTTAACAATATATGTTAATGATGTAAATGGTTTATTTCCACCAGAGAATAGTTTGTTTATTGATGGGAACGACTTTGTTGGCGAATATGAAAGAATAGGACCAAATGAAGAGATTGTAACTTCTAGTTCTTGGGGCGGATATTGGTTTATTCAATCAAGTAATCCGTATGCAGTAGGCAACACTAATGCAGATTCAGGACGAGGTTTAGTTTTTAAAGACTTTGTGTCAATTACAGATGTTGGCACTGACAGTACATTAGACGGATACTATTATCAAAGTTTAGATTACAAAACAAATTTACAAGATAGTGAAAGTGTTATAAACAGCTATTTACAAACTCTTAGTTTTACAGGCACACCAGGACCTTTAGGTACATCTGATCCAATTATAAGCACTAAATTTGTTGTAAGGGTTCCTAAGGAGTTAAGTGACTCTTCTAGTGCAGGTGAAGATTTTAGGTTATATGTAAACAATTTACCTGATACAGTAACTGAAATAACTTTAGACACAGCAGTATCGTTAGGTGCAGGCGAAATAATTACCCAACAAGTCACAGGTGCTACCGCAGTTGTAGTAGAAGCAACAACTGACAACACAGTAGTAAAAATTAATACTATTACAGGATCATTTGATGCAGTTAATTTTATAACATTTAGTGCTACAGGTAACTTAGGCATCAAAATAAATGTATTACCAATTATTGATGCCCTAGATGATCCTAGTTCAATAGGGTTATCGTTCTCGGCAGTCAATAAAGAGCATACTATTGATGATATATGGGACGGATATATATCCTATGAAAACACTAAAAGTTTAGATGGATTACCGTTTGAACCTATTGTAGGTCAAACAGTACGTGATGTATCCACAGGCGCAACAGCTGAAGTTGCTTTTTACCAAAGAAGTTTGAACCAAGTAACTATATTTGTTAAAAATATATCTGGTAATTGGAGTAAAGGTAATCAATTTGGCAATAATGCAGAAATAGAATTTTTACCATACGCACCAGGACCTAACCCAGATAATTATGGTAGAGTTGGAATCTATACTATTCCGCGTGTCATGGGTCAAATACAACGTATAAGTCTTGGTAATAGTGCAGCCGGAATAGGAAAATTATTTGTTGTTGATACAGGCGCAAATATAACTCCGCCAGCAGGTGACTTTAGAACAGTTTCTGCATTAGGAGCTAATCAGGTTGTTTCAGCATTGACAGGCGATTTTGCTTACTTAGAGTCAAATAATAATTTTGAGTATTGGATTTACAAACAAAATACAATCAATGGGATTGCAAGAGGGGCAAATACTCCTAGTTCAGACAACCTTGATTGGACCGAAGTATATAAAATCCCTACAGCGTCAGGCGGAAGTATAGGTACTCCATTTACAAATGAAGGCATCTACTATGTTTATCAACAAAACAATGCCGGAAATTATATAAGTTTAGGCAGTTATGTTGGACCTGAAAGACAGGACAACAATTATCTAGGAACAAAGGTAGAGATTTCACAAAATGCTAACAACGTTTACAGAGGATATGTAAGTGCACCAGCAGGTAGTACAGTTTCTGATGCAGGTAAAATATATTTCTTAAAGTATGGTGTTGAAAACGGTATTACATATAATTGGGAATATGCAAAAAATAAAAAATTCAAAGGTGTATTTAGTGTCTCATCTAATTACTTCGTTGGCGATATAGTTGCCTTAGAAAATAGACTTTATAATGCTGTAACAAACATAACAGCAGGCACATTTAATACCTTACAATGGAATAGCACAGACGATTTAATAGACTACGTAGGATATGTTCCTAACGATACTGGTATAACAATAGTATCAGATAGCAGTAACGATATAAGCACAGTTTTAGATCAAGGATCGCTTTATGATTTTGCAAATAGTTTTGACGTCACACCAAACGGCGAAGTTTTAATTGTAAATGCAAAATACGGAAATGATAAACCTAATTTAGTTGTGGTGTACAGGATACTTAACGGACAGTACCAGCGTTCTCAGCAAATTGATGCACCAAGCGGAACAGAATCATTTGGCGATAGTATAGCAATAAGCAACGATGGAAAATTAATTGCAGTATCAACCCCATCAGACGATTCTAATAAAAACAATCAAGGTAAAATTTATGTATACAAACAAATAGATGGTACGTTTGTATATCTACAAACACTGATTAGTCCTAGTAATAAAACTTCACAGTTTTTTGGTAATAAAATTGACTTTGACGGCAACAGACTAATTGTAAATAGTAAAAATGGCGACAATTGGACAGATACAACATTTGATACATTCTCTGAAAGAGATACAGGCTATGTATTAGATCCAACAAGTCAAAAGAATTTAGAAACAACTACCTTTGACAACGAATTTACTACATACAAAAAATATTATGAACAGCAAGGTTCTGTATTTGTATATGAAGTAATAAATGACGGATTGTTATATGCACAGCAACTCCAGTATCAGTCTAGTCAAAGTGGTAGTAGTGTAAGTAATTTTGGTGACAATTTTAAGTTAAAAAACAATCATGTATATATTGGTTTACCTGATACAAGTGTTAATGCAGTATATACAGGTAGTGTGATTGATTTTAGAATACCAGACGGAAAAAATGTTTGGGAAAATCTAAGATTACCCAAAGATACTGTTGACATCAGTAAAATTAAACGTGCAATTTTATACAATACCAAATCAAACAAGTTAATTACATACTTAGATTATATTGACCCTGTACAAGGAAAAGTTGCAGGACCTGCTGAACAAAACTTAACCTATAAAACTTATTATGACCCTGCATATTATACCATTGGCGGTTCTAATGTAACTGTTATGCCAACAGCAAGTTGGGGACCAGAACAAGTTGGTGAGCTTTGGTGGGATTTAACAAATGCGAAATATTTAAATGCATATCAATCAGATGTAATATTTTCTGCTAACAATTGGAATACTCTATTTGAAGGCAACACAATTGATGTTTATGAATGGGTAGAATCAAGTGTTTTACCTAGCAGATGGAATAATCTTAGTAACACTGAAGAAGCACAAGAACAAGGAATAGATGGTGTTAGCCTATATGACGATACAGTATATTCAACGAGACAAACATATGATAGTATTAGTGGTAGTTTAACTACAAAGTATTATTTCTGGGTAAAAAATAAACGTACAACACCTGATGTTGAATTTAGAACAATCAGTGCGTTTTCTGTAGCAAATTTAATTAGTGATCCAAAAGGACAAGGATATAAATTTGCAGCCCTTATTTCATCTGATAGCTTTACAGTATACAACTGTGATAGTTTATTAGAAAACAAAGATGTTGCAGTCAGTTTACAATATTGGACAATTGATAACCAAAATATTAATATACACAATCAGTACCAAATTGTTACTGACGGGTTGTCAACAAGTGTACCTAACAGAGATATCGAGCGTAAATGGTTTGACAGTTTAGTAGGATATGACCAACAGGGTAAACAAGTACCGGCACCCGGACTAAGTCCAAAGGAAAAGTACGGTATATTAAACACACCAAGACAAAGTTGGTTTATCAACAGCGCAGAAGCACTAAAACAAGTTATTGAAAGAGTAAACGGAGTTTTAAAAGAAAATTTAATCATTGACGACAAAGATCTAACAAAAATAAAAGATGCAGACCCGCAACCTAGTGCAGTAAGTAGAAAGTTTGACACATCAGTAGATACTGTGGCTGATCTTGAATTTATAGGTGTTGCAAAAGCCACGCAGGCATCTATGTCATTAGTTATAACTGATGGTAGTATAACTAGAGTAGATGTTATTAATCCCGGCCGTGGATATCTAGTTGCACCTACATACAGCATTTCAGGTACAGGCATAGGCGCAGAATTAGAATTTACAATAAACAACCTTGGTGTAATTACAAATGTTACAGTTATTAACGGTGGTAAAGATTATGTAGAAAATGATGTAATTACGATTAGGAAATATACAGCATTAGTTAAAAATGACGAAACCATTTTAGGAAAATGGGCATTATATGAAAGAGATAGTACAACTAGACTTTGGCAAAGGGTTGCAAGTCAGGCCTATGACGTTTCATTGTATTGGGATTATATAGATTGGTATCAAACAGGGTATACGCAGTTTACTGAAGTAAATTTTGTTTTAGATGGCGCATACCAGTTACAAGGGATTGATGACTTTATAGGTGACATTACAAAGATTAATAATGTTGGTACAGGCGGTTGGTTACTACTTAGAAAAATTTCAGAGCAATCTGATGTTGATTATACTGTAAATTATGAAACTATTGGTAGACAAAACGGCACAATAGAATTTAAAAATACATTGTACGATACTAGAGAGAGTGCAGTTGGATTTGATATAATAAGTTTTGACTCACAATTCTTTGACAGTGTTCCTAGTATAGAAATTAGAGCAGTATTAGAGTTTATTAAAAATGACTTATATACTGAAGCACTATCTATTGAATATAACAAATTATTTTTTGCAAGTTTACGATATGTGTTTAGTGAACAATCTAATGTTGACTGGGCATTCAAAACTAGTTTTGTAAAAGCAAAACACAACGTAGGCCAGCTTAGAGAAGATATCACATTTAACAATGATAGTTTACCAAGTTATGAAAAATATCTTGAAGAAGTAAAACCGTTTAAAACAAAATTGCGTGAATATCTTAGTGCGTATGAAAAAATTGAAAACAGCCAAAGCAGATTAACAGATTTTGATTTGCAAGCATCTTATAATGATACTACTAAAAAAATTGAACCTCAAAATGTAAAAGTTGTCGGAGAAAACTTAATAGGAATAAATGACAAATTAGACACTTATCCCTATAAGAATTGGACAGATAATGTAGGCTACAAAGTTATTGACATACAAGTTGCTGATGGCGGCTCAGGATATAGTCAAGCACCTACGATAAAATTAACTGGCGGTGGTGGTACAGGAGCATCTGCAATAGCAAAATTAGGTGCTAACGGCACAGTAACAAGTATAGAAATGCTCAATACAGGTAGCGGTTACATTACAGCACCAGTGCTTACACTTACAGGCAGTGTTTCACTTACAGGAAACCCTGCAAAAATAAGTCCGATACTTGGTGATGGTTTAACAAGAGGTATAAAAAATGTTGTAAAATTTGATAGAATAAGTGGTGAAAACTTTATAACATCAATAGATGAAGTAGAAACGTATACAGGATCAGGTTCAAAGTACACATATGAACTTACTTGGCCAATGGATTTGAAAAATAGTAATGTTATTATAACAGTAAATAATATCGAATTGTTAAGAAGTGAATACACATATAGCAATATAAAAGATAGTAAAACAAAAAGCCATACTAGATTTCATGGACAGATTGTATTAGCACAGCCAGTACCTGTAAACTCAGTTATGAACATAAGTTATAAAAAAGCAATTAGCTTGCTAACTGCTCAAGATAGAATTAATATTGCATATAATCCAGTAACAGGACAGTTTGCTAAAGACCTTGGTCAACTTATGGACGGCGTTGATTATGGTGGAGTGCAAGTAAAGAGTTTTGATTTTGGCGGTCCAACTGGTTGGGATACTGGTCCTTGGTTTACTACAGAGTATGATACATACGATACTACATTTGAAGATGAAACATTTGAGTTAGATGGTTCAACAATTAGTATACAGTTAAGTAAACCACTTGAAAATAGCGTAGAATATAATATATACTTAAACGGTGTAAGAATTGATGA